ATCATCACCAGTCATGTACTCCCAATAGCGAGTCATGTACGTGTGCTTATACAGAGACCAGTCTTTGCGGTTGTTACGGGCATACTTGTCGTGCCCTCGTACAAATTGATGAACCAACTTCGGCGTAATTTGATCTTTTTCACTCACGAGACTTTGGCTCCACTCATTACATTGAAAGGATTGTTGCGGGCATAATATCGTTTATTGCGCCGCATTGGAATTTCTTTAGATTGAGGCATCTTTCGACGATTCCACTCAGCAAGCATTAACGCATCACAGTGGTCATCGTGATAACCATCTTGGCCCTCGATCTTGCCTGACTGTTCACGAATGTGCATCAACTCTTGAACAGTGGACATATCATTGAGTAAAAGGGCGTCACCATTCACCATTTGACGCAAGTGAGCATATCCCTGCTCTTTGCTGCCTCGTGTGGTTGTCCAGTTTTTCAACACCTTGCTTGCATGCTGGCCAGGTTCTGGTGGCTTGTGCCAGAGGGGTAGCCCTGCTTTTTGAAACTCACGAATCACAACCGGACCCGCACCACCCGTATTCCCCTCTACAAGCGTTCGAGCTTTGTTGTAATGAAACGCCAACTCAACGGCCTTCTGAGCAAACAAAATCTCACCACCTTGATTCATTGAAAGAGTGGCAACCTGCCTACCGTCAGCACTGAGAACCTGAGCAACAGCGTAGTCTCCGCCATTGCACCAGGATGGGTCTACACCAATCGCATAGTTCATTCCTGGGTAGGGGCGTTCATAAATCCGTAGCTCGCCTTCTACAGGCTTCAAAGACGACAAAACAGAGTTTAAATAGTCTGTGTCAAACCAACTGCCGTCGTGAATGGCAAAGCCGTCCTCGATCGTAAGCGGGTACTCACGACGAAATCGACGTATGCCGATACCATTCACGCCATGGATCTTGTCGTGACGCCAATACAACTGACGAATGGTTAGGTTGTGCTGCTGCATCAACTCCCATTCTTCTTGATCAGGCTCCCAGCCATCTGGCACATCTGACTGGTATGCCCAGTGATCGGACCATTTGAAAAAACGAAAGCGAACGGAAGGGTCTCCTTTTTGTCTCGCTTCGATCGCACTCAAAACTTTAGAGTGGAAAAGATTGCCAGGTCCGTCAGCCGTGGAAATAATAATGATTTTCTTGTGCGGACCCTCGTGAAGGGTCGACGTAACAGACGCCCACACATCCTCTGCGTTTGGCCAGAACGCCAACTCATCGGCATGCAAACGCTGATACGTCCAACCACGAGCATCACTCTTACCGCCAGCCGTCATGCAACGGAACCCGGCCATGCTGTCTTTAAATATCAACTCTCGTTTGTTTGATCGCTCAATCGGCTTCTTCAACATTTGAGGCAAAGACCGGTAGTAGTGACGTACACGACCAAAGATTGCGTCTGTTGAATCGTACGAGTCAGCAACAACCAAGCATCTTGCTGGATCTTGAATCCAGTACAGGTAGTTGAAGTTGTATGCCGTGGCTACGGTAGTGTCACCGATCTGACGTGGCTTGTAGTGAATCACCGTTTCAGCATCAGAACAAAAGTCTTCCAACGCCAACACTTGTTCGGCAAATGGCGTATTGAATGCTCGCTCTTGACCCTTCTCGTCTACAATCTTCAGGCGGCCAATAAACTCACCAGGGTGACTGGCCAATTGAGCAATTAGTTTTTTGTCATTGGCATTCACTATGCCTCACCCGGCTTGACCTTCCAAGACTCGCCACCACCAACATCAAAGTACGCACGCAACTCCATCAATGATTCACTGTCTGCTGCATCTTTCTTGGCTGATGCAGAATCAAACCGAGTCTTCGCATACTGACGATAGGCCCATTCTTCGCCTTCGTTCATCGCATCACGAACACCAGTCCAATACTGAGTGTCCATCATCTTGAACTCTTCTTCAGATATTTCGGCAGTGTCTGGAAACTCTTCATAGAACCAGCCCATGAATCGATCATCTTCTTTGCACCAACGGGACCACGTTCGTTCGCTAATCGGTGCGCCGCTGTACTCTTTGACCTTTGTCGCTTTGTACCACTCACCGCGAAAAAACCGCTTACGCATCGCCATTCGGTAAGCCAACTCACGAAACTTTTCTTGCTGTGGAGTGGGTCGGAATCCGTTATCATCGGCCTTCAACCACTCGTTTACGTTTGGATTGTCCAGATGTTGAGACTCAGTAGGTATGTTGACCACCACGTCATTGTGATCTGATTCAATAAAATCATCTTTTTTGTCAGACATATTTACTCCTCACAATTCATTATCACACAGCATAGGAGTTATGCATGCCCAATAAATCAGAACAACAATATAGTAAGTTTAACGATGTACTGAGAAAACTGAAAGATGAAGGCAAAATAAGTGATGCACCCCCGCCAACAGAACCAGAGGAACGTAGAGAGTACATCACTAAATTGACCCAGCTATTCAAACAAGAGGTCTATGGGTCAGATTAGAAAGGGATGTGCTCGTCGTTTCGATTAAACGATGAGTTCTGTGCCTCAATAATTGGCTCGCTGTTTTCTTTGCGGCTACCCAAAAATCGAACATTCTCTGCAACAATTTCTGTGGAATATCGATCTACACCAGACTTATCCTGGTACTTGCGGGTTTGAATTCTACCTTCAACGTAGATCTCTTTGCCCTTGGTGCAGAACTTTGCCACGTTTTCGGCAGTGCGACCCCATACGGTCACGTTGTGCCACTCGGTGTGGTCAACCCATGCATCACCTTCTTTGCGTCGGTCGGTTGTTGCCATGCGAATGTTGACAACGTGTGTTCCAGTGCCAGTTGTTCGAAGCTCAGGATCAACGCCAAGTCGGCCTACTAAAATCGCTTTATTTACACTCATTTCTTCTTCCTATTTTCAAATTTTTTGAACCCAATCATCAACTGACGGTTGTGCTCATCTTTCGACATATTGGGTTTATCTTTGTATTCCCTCCGCATGTGGGACGCCAGAAATTTGTCCTGTGCGGGGTTGCCCTTCTCTTTGTCTGTTTTGACGTAGGTGGGCTTACCCCCGACACCTTGCTTCTTTGCGCGTTTGCGGCGAACGGCGCTTTCCCGTTCTTTTTTGGTCATTTGTTTGGCTTTAGATCGAGGAACACACTTGGGATACTTGCGTTTAGATCCTTTTGTAGAGGCACGACCACATTTTTGAAATTTGCCGTCTTTTTTAGGGGCACCAATATCGACCCAGTCGCCCTTCTTGCCCTTACCAAACCACTCTTTCAACGACATGGATCAACCCTTGCGATACCCGCCGCCACGCTTTTTGTAGGTGCGAACCAACCAAGCATTCGCATACGCGCTTGGATAAACATCAAACTTACGCTTGGCCTCTGCCTTTACTCGGGCGTACAGCTTCGGGTTCGTTGGAATGTTCTTTTTTTTCTTTGGGCTTCCAGTTTCATCCATGATGACACCCTGAGTCATTACAATCACTCCGGGTTCTGTCATTCTCGGCATCTGCATCATGTTGGATTGGTTGTCCATCACCATCTGCTCAAGCTCACGAACCAAAGACTCGTCCAAAAATCCTTCGTGAAACAACATTTCAATGCAATCAGCATTTTCTGACAAAGCGTACTTGATCTCTTGATTCAAATCAGATGGACGCAAAGGGCCAGGATCTTTTTTAAACATCGACATTGCCCGAAGGCCATCAAGAATATCCAACTCGCCCTTGGGTTCAGGCTCCATGTCAAACATGTCGTCACGGGCCATGTCGTGGTCGTAAAAGAACATCAGTTCACTCTCCCTGCCCATACGATGCATACTCGCATCGAGGCGCACTTGAAATCCAACGCTTGACAATAACCAAGCTCACCAGCAGCAACCGCAAGTTCAGGATCACCCTCATCACCAATACCCTCTTCAATACACTTTAAAATCTCAGGTAAACGGTCAAAGAACGAGCAATTACCGCATCGCATCTGCATGACGTTTTCAATCGTATCATTGAACTTGTCTGCGTACTGCTGCCAGAAGTCTTGATTGGCACCTTGTTCATCAAGCTGAGGATTGGCAGGGCCGTACATCTTTGTATCGATGGCCTTCTGCCTGTTCTCTAAATTCAACTCAAGATCTTTTGTCGCACGAGGGCAAGCATCCGGTTGCCCGGTTTCTCGCATGTTTCGCATGAGCATTGAGTTGAACATCAGCCCTTCACCTTCGATCCAGCCCGCCATTGGTAGCAAGACCAGTACTTAGCAGTCAGTTTATCCTTAGCTTTATCGCATCCATGACGTGACCTAAAGTTCTTTCGAGCCTTGGGGTTGTCACGTCGAATCGCCATCTTGGCATCGCCAAAACGAATGACCTTCTTCTTACCGCCCGCGCTGGCAACAACAACAAACTTCTTCTTGCCGTATCCGGGTTCGCCTTTTCGAATTCGACGAGGCTTGTTGGTTTTCATGCCTGCCTTCAGCAGAGCCTCTGCCGACTTAGCCATTTCACATTCCGTACTTGGACTTGCCGCGCTTCATGTAGGGGTTTCCAACCTCACCCTTCATGCCCTTGGCGATGCTTGCCACGCGCTTCGATTGGTTTCCGTGAAGCTTGGATGCCTTGCTCAGTTGTCCGGCGACCTCTTCAAGATCTTCTTTTGGTCCACCGTATTCGTTTGGATTGCCGCCTTCGATGGTTTCCATTCCTTTTGTCTTAATGGAAGTATCGCCTTCAATCTTTGGTAGTTTCCTCGCTTTTGGATTGGCAAGCTTAAAAGTGCCAAGCGATTCCATCAAATCTTTTACTGCCTGATCGTTCTTCTTCTTAGTAGCATCATCGACTGGCTTCGGACTTCCAGTCTCACCTTTTTTGCGAAGAAGCGTCTTGACTTGCTCTTTGGAGGACAAATTAGCAAGACGAGGATTTCCCCGCTCCATGCGCTTGATCTCTTTCGCTTTGCCGTATGCGTCGGCTAGATCTGGACTCATTTCAAATGGATGTTGATCGGTCATTTTATTCTCCAAAGTCTTCCATAGAAGGTACGATTTCTCTCGTCGCATCCATTTGACGCATTTGCTCAGGCGTTGGATCGGCTGGGCCAACCATGGGGGGGCCTTCATCAATCGGCATCGAGGGTTTGAACAGAGGCTCTCCAGACTGCACAGCTTGACGTTGAGCTTCAATACGATCACCAAACCCACTTGGCTCAAACAAAGACTGTCCAGACTGCACAGCCTGACGTTGAGCTTCAATACGATCACCAAACCCAGATGTCTTCATGGGGTCCATGCCCGCCTTTTCAAGATTCATCATGTCCAGCAATAACCCCACATTTGACAGGTTCTGACTACGATCTTCTGCACGATCACCAAACCCAGATGTCTTCATGGGGTCCATGAACCCACTCTTAATCGCACGATCATCAGCAGAATCAAGCGACTGCTTCGTGTTCTGAAGTGCCTCAAGCTTACCAATTTGACGCTTCAAATCAATTGGAACCGATCCAGTTTGCTCATTGAGTTGAATTGCTCTCGAAATTGCCTGCTGTAGCATCGGACCTATGTCACGAAGGTCGTCTGACGAGTCATACATGTCAGGAGTGTTCATCTGAGTTGTTTCTGAAAATGCGTTGCCGTAGTCCGATGAAGCACGAATTGACTCCATCAGCGCGAATGCTCCAACTCCCACAGCGGTGCTGCCCAATAAAGCCGGATCTATACTGCGTTCGCGCTCCCGTCTGGCGGCTCTAATTAACGCCATATCCGCTCTATTCGGACGTGAAAGCTGCCTATCGATTTCGCGAGCCATATCGCTAACTCTGGGAGGGATAGCCTGACCAGTCCTTGGGTCAATAACTACACTGTCAGGGCCACGCTTCAACAACGTTGGGTTTTCTTTGATCACCGTGGGGGTTATGTCCTCAAAGTCATCGACCCTTTTGACTGCCCCAGGATCGGCCTTTTTGAATGCCCCAGGAAACGGGTCTAGCGCACGACTTTCTGCTGCCTTACGAGCCTCCTTAGGTGAAACAGGAGCCTTGCTCGCCTTGGGTAACTTAAGATCTTCGACCCTAATCCCCTTCTTTCTGGCCTCTTCTGCCAGTTCAGCCGCCTTCTGTAAAGCACGTGCCTCCTTGGCGGCCTTCGACAAAATCGCGCCAGAACCAAGACCACCAGTCAGAACTCCACCAGCAGCAGCCAACGCAGCATCCTCATACGTGCCCTCTGGATGAAGCAACTCTCCAGCAGCATACGCAGCATCACCAAAACCAACATCGTATGGAGTGACCGATGCGGCCAGCCCACCATGCCTCAAAGCGTCTGCAATAAGAACACGTGTAGAAGGAGCCATGGCCTCCGCACGACGACGCTCACGAAGACCTTGGGTGTACAGGCGTTGATCAATCGCATCACGGTATGCTTGTTTCTGTTCTTCAGTTCCCGGTGGAACGTTGAACCCGCGATAGAATTGATCCTGCAAGACTCGCATTGGATCGTTCTCTCTGGGACCATCAACGTTGGGGTCACCCATTTCACGCTTCTGAGACTCGATTATTTTGGCAAGACTCAAAGCCGTTTCAACATCCATTTTTCCGCGTCGGTGTGGCACTTAGCCTCCTAAAACAACATTATGTCGCCTTTCAAGTCTCTGTATAACAGATATGATATTAAACCGTCTTCCTTCAACAATTCAACATTATTTAAATCATCTTGTAAAATCATCCTATCAGATGAGTTTAATTGCACACTTTGAACAGGATGACCAAAAGTTGTCGCCTTTTTATAAATTAAACGATTGATTGAACCCATCGGGCCAAACATGCTTACCATCGGACCGCCACGCTCAACCATGGCCTGAAAACGCTTCAATTGCATTTCTTCCTGCGTTTTTCGCTCCTGCATGTCCATTTTCATGTCAAAACCACGCCGATTTATAGCGTCAAACGCCCTGCTCACGTCGTGAAACACCAAATCATTCGCGTTGCTCTCGTAATAATACGGCAAACCACGCATAAATCGATCGTGTGAACCCTCGTACAACTCATCGCCTAAACGAGAAAAATCGTCTAACATAGACTCATATTTCTCATTTATGTTTTTCGCAGCTATGCTTTTTGGGTCCATATCGTAATATTCAGACTCAAGCATCACCAGTTGCTGAAACATAGTGTTGTATTGGTCTTTAATTTTCTTACGACGAATAAACTCAGCGTTGGACTCTTCCGTTTCGTCCAAAAACGTAACGAACGGATCCACCCTACTACTCCCCAATAAGCGTAAACGATACTGTGCCACTCGGTGATGTGTTTCCCGCTGTTCCAGGAGTCGTCTTCACACAAGCATGAAGGTAATTGCTGCTCGTAATAGGAATACCCTCTGCAACAACAACCTCAACAGTCTTGCCAGCACGACACTTCACAACAGTAATCGGATGATGAGTGCCAACAGTAAGGTTCGCGGCAGTCGCAGACGTGTCCTCGTACAAAGCAAGGTAAACATCCTCTTCGGTGTTCTCCGTTGCATCTACAGCAATCCCATACAAAGTAGGAGCAGTTTTAGCAAAAACGTTCTGCTCCAATGTGGCAGTCGCGGCAGTTTCTTTAAATACAAGGTTTCCACGAGGACCAGAAAGCGTAACCAGTGAATCAGCCATAATTAAACCTCAAGTATAAACAATGTTACATCTGGTGGTTTGAGTAGGATTATCCACGCTCGAAACCGCCTGACCAGAAGGCATACGAACCGTAAGACCATTCAAAATAGAAAGACCAGAAGAACCAAAACAAATCGTAGCATCCACGTCGTTACCAATGCGAAATACAAAGTCTGCCTCCGTACTGTTCGCTGTGATCTCTTCTGCCGTGTCGTAAATCTTCAAATAGTTTTCAGATTGGCTGCTCACATTATTCAAAATCGTAATCGCTTGAACAGTGCATGGACCGTTGCTCACGTTGTTGTATGGACCAGACTCAAAGTCAGTTTCATAGAAAAACTTAGTCGAAAAATACGTGTTGTCAAAAACTGTAGTAGCCACAAAAATGCCCTCTCAAATAACTCGATTAACTTTACCGTATATCTCAAATATAGCAAGCAAAGAAAAAGACCCCACCAGAGCAAGTAGGGCCTTTAGAACAAACTACAGGAGAGTCAAACGACTAAGAACGACTCGGTGAAAATATAGCACCATCAGGCTACCAAGGCAAATCATGGACGAATCCATCCTCTTCCTCAGTAAAATTAACCAACACCTTCGCAGTCCTGCGAGACGCATCTTCCCACCAACCCTCTACAGGCTCAGGCTGAACAGGACGCATACGCAAACACAACCTCGGTCCACGATCACGCTCAGCATAGAAGTCCATAATGCTGACCCTGACCGCCAATGAGTCGTCGCGCAAAACGCCTGCCATGACCAAGGCATCCAAGGCACATTTACATATGTTGTCTGCATCTGGTTTAGATCGCTTCCAAATCAAACCGTCTGGATCCTTCTTGCGCAACAAACGCTTCGGCCTGTGAGCAAACGCAACAATCTCGATCTCTACAGGCTCGTCAATCGGCGCTTTGCGCCAAACGCTGGTCATGATCATCGCAGCAGAACGCTCCCAATCTGCCGTCTTCTTTGGCGTGTACAACCTGACGTGGCCGCCAACAGACGTGCCCCTTGGTCGACCCTTACCAATTGGAGCCCCTGGTATCTCAACCATGTAAGTCCACTCACCCATAGTTAGCCTCGTACCATCGCAAAAGCTCACTCCTCAGCTTGGATATGTCAGGAACATTCTCCATGTTCTCGCAACTCATATAGACCTCGTCCACAACAATAAACAACGCACGAATCATCTGCTTCCGACCAGAGTGCTTCTCCAGTTCATGAAATGCCCACGGTATGTCCAGTCTCGAAGGAACCGACTTGCACCAGTTCGGAACACCCCGCCATTCATCCTTCTTCATGGCCTTGTCCGACAACCACGAGTACCACTCACTCACAACCAGCCTCAGGTTCCGTGACACAAACTTGCTGTCCAGTTCTAGTTCCATTTGTTGATCTCCCGATCCTTGAACGTAGAGAAGTGAAATGGATCATGGAAATCTGACCACTCTTCCCAATCCACGCATCTAAGCAATTCGTCGATGTCAGAAACAAGAACACGAACCCATCTGACCTCATCCTTGGATGCAACAAACGACAACGCTACTGGTAGTGATTCAGGATCGTCCAGATACTGTATACGGCAACGCTTCCAAAACTCCTGTGTTCTTGGATGAGTCCTGCGTGTATGAAGCCTAAGATATGGACCCAACTCTGGTGTTGGAACTCGCTGTATAGCGTCATGGTGCTTTTGCAGCTTTTTCTTCAGTTCATGCCATCGGCCTTTTCCAACAACAGGACCATTCTTGAAAATCCAGTAATGCAGGAACTTGAACGTAGACCACGCCCACCTTGGCTTGTCTGACGGCAATACGGTGTACTCTTTGTATGGATTCTTGGTCACACGGTCTTTGTCTTGTTGGTTCTCTAAATACACGGCATACGCATACTTAAAAAGTGTCCGTGAACTCCCTTTTGACGCACGCAAAACAGCAAGGTTGCCTTCTGGATCGCATATGGCCACTTGATGAGAATCGTTTGTTACAGCCCAGGACTCAGACTCAAAAGCATTCTGACGAGCCTGTTCGGCCAAGTCCCAATCGATCTCTCCAGACTTGTAGTTGGTATTGTACTGAGCTGTCTTCACTGGACGCAAAACATCCAGAAACCGCTCTGACAAACCTTCGTATTTGACCACAACGTCGTTTTGGCTCAAATGGCCTTTCGACTTTTCGGGTATTGCAGTCAGCCTGACAAACTTGACTTTGGTTTCGTCTACAGGAACCGGCAACGCCTGCAGATATTCTTTTATTTCAATGTGGCTGCTAACCGGAACACCCAACACTCCATCGATACCAGCAGCAGGAAATCGACGGGCAAGACATACATAATCGTTCATTATTACTCCGAACAGCCACTCTATATCTGTAAGAAGTTCCCGTCAACTCAGCATTTTCTCTATCACTATCACTATCACGGGGGGCTTTCGCCCCGTGAAATCCGCCGCCAGCCGGCCCCCCGCCGCCCCCGCCGACCGCCTCCCGCCGACCACCTCTGCGCATGGCTCCGCCCCGCCCCCGAGACCGAATCGGGAACCTCCGCCAAAAAACCAAGGTTGAACCTGACATATCGCAGCATCAATCACATATCCACCTCCACTTCACTATCATGGGGGGGCACCGCAGCAGCAGCGCGAACACAACCACGGGGGGCACCGTCACCGATGGCAAGGGCACCAGCCACCGTGGCCGTCCGAGCCACCCGACCAGCAGCCGCAGCCACCGACCGAACGAACCCGGCAACACGCCCAAGGAGCGAAGCCCCCAACGCGCGTGCCTTAGAAAGGAAGCCGCCACCAACAACCGGGGGGGCCTCTGCTCCGGCAGCGTCAACGACGACAACCGGGGCGACCTCAGCGACGGGAGCAACCGGGGCGACCTCGGCACCGTCAACCACCGCCACCAATGTGGAGGGGATGACGACGACACGAGGAGCACCGGGAACCCGAAGCTGGGGAACCTTCGACCATGCAACGAAACGACCCGTCGCAGCACACCGAGCCCGTTGCCGGGGGGCGGCTGCCGTGAGGTCATTAAAGGCGAGAACGAAAGTCATGCAAGCACGGTATCGCAGTCGACAGGGTATGACAAGGGCTGGCACAAAGAAAGTCTAAACGCTGTACATCGAGCAACCGTGACATAGATGTCGTGGTTTGGCAAGGCTTGCTAAACGTATGACAGGTATGGAATCGGACATATTTTGGCATAAACCCACGACATTTGTGTCGCGGTTCACTGAACAAGTGTTCTAAACGCTGTACGTCTTTGCAATGGGGGGCTTGAATCAAGGCGAAAGTATTTTCAACCACGACATGTATGTCATGGTTTGGCAACATGTACCATATTACCTACCGGGGGGTAGAATCGCTAAACGCTGTACGTCTCTGCATTGGCAAGGGTTGGCACGGTGTGTGCATTACTTCTGACCGACCGGCGGGCAGACCCCGCCCCGCTCTTTGACATCATAAACCGGGCCCCTGCCAACACCAAGGTTGGGCCCGGCGAAGTGGAGGACATCAACACTCGCCCCCTCAGTTGTGGGGGGGTCGGACTCAACAAACAGTCCCCAGCATCTGATGACGTACCAGAACCGACCGGGCTCAGCCCTACTGCCACGGCAGGAAAATCGGGGATTATCGGAAGCCAGAAACCGACAGCGACCCCTGAGGGTAACAACCTCAGGCTAAGCGGGCAGACGGCGCTCAGTGAGGGACTGGCCCATGAGAGCAAGCGAGGCCAGGAAGAGTGAGCGCAACAGCCCCTTTGAACGTGGGGTGGCGACGACCGGGAGACAAGACCGGGAGCCCAGCACCGATGTCCGCAACCACTTGGGAATCCTCCCTTAACAACAAACCACGCTGCCGATTGGAGGCAGTCCGGGTACCCCTTCACCCGGTCAATGGATTGGTCACCTAAACGAGGGCATCGGCAGCCGTGGCTGCTGCATGCATGGACCGCCAAACGCCTCCCCCATTCCACTCCCGGATTGACGGGGGGGCGCTGCAATCGTCCGGTGCTGAAGCTGCACCGCTGAAGATGGCCCAGCAGGGCCGAAACGATTCGGGGCCCATAGCAGGGCCGAAACCGGAAGCCCCCGCAAAGGTTCTGAACCTTGCCCGTGGGTGTCAACGCAAGGGCCATTGATGCCTTGGATAATACGTTGGGCCGGTAGGGGCCGGGGTTGTTTCCCCGGTCCCGCTTCGTTTACATAGCTGCCCCGCTGACCTCCCCCAGTGTACCGGAGGGGGTCGAGGTCGCGGGGCGGTGACCCCTTCAAAACTGCCAACCCTCAGACGGCGAAACACACGGTCGAACCTCGATACACCCCCAAAACGGGGGTTAATATCAGCGTTTCGATTGAGCCCGTTTTTGAGCACTGGGCCTGACTCGGTACACTTGCCAGGTCAAGAGCACTGGGCTTTAACCAAGGTTGAACGCCGGATATCGCGTTGCCGTCTGGATTTAAAAGTCTGGGGCGAGCGCTGGGCGGGGCTCCCCTGCCGCATTTATTCTCAACTATCATGCGTTAACCCGTACCCTTCCCCTACGGGTACCCCAACGCGGTCAAACCCGACACACCTTGAGAATGCAGTTTGAACCTGCCACATTCCATTTGCCCAACCTGCCCTAACCTAAATGGGCAAAACTTTTTCTTCTATCCCCTCTATATACCTATCCCCCTGTTTTGACTCTAAGGTTAGGGTAGGTACAGGCAAAAAAGAATAGCCGGCTTTCAAAGGTGACTTTTAGCCTGACCCTGACGGGGGGGGAACACTGCCCACTTGCCTCAATACCCATTCAAGGGTACAGGCAGTCACACGCTGACAGACAGCAACAACCGCAACCAAACCAGGAGCCAACATGAAACTCTCATTCATCGTGCATCGTTTCACCGAAGGCGACCGCATCATCGGTGTCGCCGAGACTCTGGCCGCTGAGGCCATCGCCCACCAAATGAACAGCCTTCACCCCTTGGGTGGAGGCACCATCCACACCCAGCCGGTCAAACTCTTGACGCTGAACGATGCCGAAGCCATCGCCGAGTTCATTGAAGACCACACTGCTTGAACCCTCAACCGGGGCCCCGTGCCCCACTGGATACCTTCATGTCTAACCTCATCAAAATCATGATTGACGCTGCCGAAGCATCCGGCCCCCTCCAATCCATCGCGCTCATGGCTGCCTTCATGGTGGCGGTGCTCTATTGCGTGGCGCTGTCCTGTGAGTGGTCCGACGCCCGACGCAAGCTCATGAACGACAAGAGACGCGCGCAAGCGCGGCCCGCCCCGATTCCGCGCCATAAGTACCGTTCGTACCTGGTCACCCATTGGCTCGAAAACGATGACGGAACACTCCGTTCATGGCAGGAAGCGACCGCAGAACGCCGCACCGCTATCGCCATGTGCGACGGTCACGTTGAACGCCGTAACGGATTCAAAGCAATCGTAGAGTGTTTCACTCCAGAATGGAAGTGTGGGGTCGCCGGCGGCAAGTTTGAAACCATCCACGAGCGGAAGCGGTGCCCGTTTGAAGCACACTACACGGCCGAAGCGGAACGCCGAGCCCATAACCTCAGATAATCAACCGGGGCCCAGCCCCACAGGAGCCATCATGTCATTCTCCCTCGCCAAGTGGTCCGACCAAACCGAAACACCACCGGTCGGCCTTCCTTCCTTCAATGCATATGTGTACGTTCCACTCACTGAGTCCAAGGGCCAGTGGTTGGAGTATGAGGTGTCCGCTGTGAGCGCGACCGATGCATGCCTCAAGGCTGCGTACACCGCAGTCCGCCGGGGTCACATCCGTCAGGGTGAGCAGGTCAACACCTACTCTGAGACCGATGTTTTCTCGGTGGTGCGGGGTCACCGATGGACCCGCGCCGAGCGCATCGTCACCCCCACCGGACGGACTGGGGGTGCGAAGTGATTGACTGGTTCGACTTTCAAACCCTCTGCGCGATGGCGCTGCCGCTCTTCATGGCGGCACCGTTCATCGCCCTGTTTAGCAAACCCTACCCCGGAGGCCCTGACCGCCATGCTTGAACTCAACACACCCACTCGCAAGGTCGTACTCGACCAACAGTTCGACGGCACCATCGAGGTCCGCAAGGGCTCGCAGTCCATCGAGTTCTATGCCATCGACGCCGATGGCACCGAGCGCCGATGCGTGGTGGTGCCTCACACCAACAACGTGCCACTCATCAAGCGGTTCAAGAAGCTGCAACGCAAGGCCGAGCGGCTGGGGCTGGAGGCTCCCGTGCTGACTCAGGTGGCGAAGTACTCGGCCTATCGTCGCTCCGACAACGGCGTCAGCGGCTGGCATCGGTTCAACCTCTGGACCGTGGATGCCAAGCCCGTTCACTTCGATGGCTGGTCATTCGTGGCCACCATCCAGCACGTCGCCACCGAGGACGGCTACCGCAACGTGGTCCGCACCTCGCCCTTCCATGAGGGTGAAGCGGTGAGCCCAGAGACTCGGTCATCGCGTCCGCTCTGCCAGCACTGCAACACGGCCCGCAAGCGCAACGATACGTTCGTCATTCAGAGTGACGACGGCAAGCGCATGCAGGTTGGCCGGACTTGCCTCAAGGACTACTTGGGCAGCGCAACGGGTGCCGAGGTTCTAAACGCTGCCGCCTACGAGCGAGAGCTTCGCGACCTCATGGACGAGGACTGGTGCGGCGCTGGGGGCTCGACGGGCTACGACGTGGTGGGCGTGCTTGCCATGACCATCGCCGCCGTGGACCGCTTCGGGTTCACGTCACGCGGTAAGGCTCGCGACTTGGGATTGTCGGCGACTGCGGACCTGATTCACTTCACCCTTGAAGCTGACCGGGAACGGCATGACCTTGACCTCCGTCGCCAGTGGGAGCAGGACGGCGACCGGTTCGTTGCCCCATGGGGCGAGGCCGAGCGCGAGCAGGCTGCGACTATCATCGAGTGGGCCGAGACCATCCCCGATGACACCGACAGCGACTACCTGTGGAACCTTCGGGTGGTGTGCTCACTGGGTGGCATCACCGGGCGTGAGCTTGGCATCCTGTGCAGCGCCG